CATCTTGATCTCCGGCTGGGAAAGCGTCATTTTAATCATAGCCAGCCTCCTTCAAGAACTTTTTCGCGTCCGTCTGCACAATTTCAGCTGCCATCGGGTTTCCGTCGCCATCCGTTAGGGCAAGCTGTAGTCTCACAGTGCTTGCTTGCAGCCGCATTGCGTCTGCATACCCCGGATCTCCGGTGATTTTACCGGCTATGTAAATCTTCACGGCAATTCCTCCACATACCGCCAGCTCTGCGGCGGGCGGGTGACCGGCTTGGGTTTTGCCTTGAGCGCTACCTCTACCTCATTTGGCACAGCGTAAAATTCCCGCAGTTCTCGCGGCGTATCGTAAATTCTGAGGTTGGAAATGTGCCATCCGTAGCCGACGCCGCCGTCCAGATACTTCTCCAGCTCGTCTTTTGTCAGGCAGGCATCCGCAAGAAGCGTATCAAGTGGGGTGCAGTCCATGTTCCAATCGCAGATGCAATATTTCGGCGGTTCACAGCTTGTTCCTAGCCGCAGCCTTACTTCTAACGGTTGCACGCTTTCCAATTTCATCCCACAGCTCGTTAGCCTCTTCGTTACTCATGTTTCCTCCTTTTTCGGCTGAGCCTCTTTTACAAGGCTCATGCCATATGCAATGTCTCCGAGTCGCTGTAACTGCTCAGGCGTAAGACTGTTCGCATTTTTACTCAGGTTTTCAAGTGCCTGCTTCGCTTCTTCCGGCATTGTGTCACCCCGCTTTCTTACGGCATCATTTTGCCGTGTTTTGTATTGTGACTACAGTATAGCACCGCTTTTTTGTTTTGTCAATACATTTCTAAAGATTTTTAATTATATTTTTGTCTTGACAATACATTTATATTGTGTATAATAATTGCAGGAGGTGTACTAAAATGAGCATTAACGAACGCATTAAAGCAGTCCGTAAAAACTCTGGATTATCGCAAACCGCTTTCGCTGAACGTCTTGGAACAACACGCGGCGTGATTACAAATCTGGAAGGTGAAAAAACCGAGCCTAATGAGCCCTTCTTGCGCCTGATCTGCAAAGAATTCAATGTAAGCGAAGAATGGCTTCGAACCGGCGATGGCGACATGATGCAGAAACTGACGCGGAATCAGGAAATCGCAGAGTTCATGGGGCGCGTTATGAACGAACCGGATGACGCGCCGAGAAAACGCTTTATCTCGATCATCAGCAAACTTGACGTTGACGAATGGCGGCTTTTGGCCGAAATCGCAAAAAAAATGTCCCAGGACGAATAACCGTCCTGGGATTCATTTTTTGTTATGTAACCATCGCATGAAGGAATCTCCAAACAAGTTCGATTTGCTCCGGCGTGGCCTTTTCTAAGAGTCGAATAATGTCATTTTTCGTCGAATTCTTTTTCTCATCCATAATTTTCTCCATTTCCGTCAAATTTTAGGTTGTTTTTTCGTGCAGGTTTCAGGTTGTGGATACAATTCCCCGATGATAAAATATAAATGCGCGTAGAAACTGCGTGCCCCCTATGATGAAGTGGTGGTGATTTCAGATTTTCAGCTTATTTAAGCGGCGCAAAAAAATAAAATTTACAGTTGAAATGCATGCTTTTGAGAATGGCCATGAGGTTGAACTTAAACCAGATATTCCCCCGTCTTGTGAACCGCTAGACTACGAAGAACTTAAATTTATAAATGACCACATTAAGCCTTATGAAGATATTATGATCGGCTTTGCCGTCGCATTAAGAGAACGACATAAACTCGACGATGAAATATCCCTTCTTGAATGCAAGATTGCCGCATATAACGATCTTCGTCAATTCTGCATATCTTGCGGAAGAAAGAAATATTTCGATGATGAGTGGGGAAAGCCTCTTTGGAATATGCCAGATGGTACTACATATATCACCCCCACAATTGACCGTCTGAACTATTTGAAGGAAAACTATCAGCGGTTGAAGCAACGGGAAAACGTAAGACTTGCGGTACTTCCAACCTTAGACGCAAAATTGCTTGCCTTTATCGATAAAAACCAACCAATTTTGCAAACCGACATATACAAAGCGTTTGACGATTCCGTCAAGGAAGATATCAAGGAGCGCCTTTATTTTTGGGATAAGGGTGGCCAGATTTCCCGCGTAAAGCATGGCAGCACATATATTGTATCAATGCCAAATTTATGAAAACCAAACGGAGGTTTGTTATTATGATATGCCCTAACTGTGGAAGCGAAAACGTAACAATTAGCATGCAGCAAGTATCCAGCAAAACCAAGAAGTCCGGCGTTGGCTTCGGCGGACACATGAATAACGCCGCGCGAGGTTTAACTGCTATGTGCACACTCGGCCTTTCAAATCTTGTTTGGAAGAAGAGCACTGGGACGGCCAAAGAGGTTGTGAAGAACCAGAAGATGTGCCTTTGCCAGAACTGCGGTAATTCGTGGCCTATTAAGTGAATCAGTTCGGCAGCGGGCATTGGTTCCACTGCTCCCGCTTCTCGCCGCCTACATCTGAGACGCAGGAGAAGAGCATGGGCGCTCCCTTGATGTAGTCGAGGCTCAGACTGTGAACGTCCTTGAAAAGCGCCCCGTCTACGATGATGTTTACTTTTCCGTTTTCAAAGCGAATATTGATGCTCTGCATTTGGTGTACCTCCATATTTTAGAACGTACGTTCAAGAATTTCAATTTGGAATCTTCCACAAAGAACACCTTGCATTTTCTTCGTCCGGTAACCCTCGTAAGCGGCAATTATGGGACAGACTATTTTGTATAATGGAATGTTTAAGATCGCCCCACCGTCGCTCCACCGGCGGTGGGGCTTTCTCGCGCGCCTGTAACCAGCATAGCAAAGTGGGTAGAAATGTCCACCCTCAAATTGGTAAAACCATACCCATAGCAGAAGAATCAGCGAAATATATGTGAAAATGGAGGTATATCATGTCGGCGATTCAGGAACTCGCCCCATATCTTTCTGCATATCAGAGTAACATAAAGCGGGCGAAGGAAGATCAGCATTACACCATCGATAGGCTTGTTGAAGAATCCGGCGTTTCCAGATCGGCTGTGACGAAGCTCTGCGCAGGAACACAGCAAGACCCGAAACTGTACAATTCTGCCGCGCTATGCCGCGTTCTCGGGCTGTCGCTGGATGAGTTGTGCGGGCTTGTCAAACCCGCAGAAAGCCCGGAAGAACTGACCGAGCAGATTCATCATGTCGAGATCGAAAACGCCAAGCTGGCGGCAACAACAGCCGCGCAGAGCGCACAGATAAGGGCTACACATACAATGTGTTACGTTCTCGCCCTGTTTTGTATGCTGCTCTCCTTTTCTCTAATTGCCTGCCTTGTGACGGATGCGCAAATTCGGAACACAGGTCTCATTCGTGGCGGAGATTTGTCCGTAGCTGCATGGGCGTGCATTGCCCTGATCGTAGGTTCAGCGCTGGCTTCGGCAATTACTTTCTATGCAATCCGAAAAGAACGTGGAGGGAAACATGGAGTGCATCAAGTGTAAAAAGGATATACCGGACGGTTCTGTGTTCTGCTGCTGGTGTGGTAAACAGCAGCAAGCGCCACAGCGAAAGGCTTTGAAGCGTGCAAACGGTACAGGGACAGTTTACAAGCTGCAAGGCAGGCGCACACGACCGTGGGTAGCCGCAAAAGGAAAAACCATAATTGGATACTACGATAAAAAAACAGCCGCCCTCGACGCGCTGGCGCGGCTACAAGGACGGAGTATTGATGAAATATATAACTGGACCTTCAAGCAGGTTTACGAAGCATGGAAGGATGAACACTTCCGCGATATCGGCGCGAAGGGAATAGAGTCTTACGAACGCGCATATGACGTTTTTGAACCATTGCATGACAGAAAATTTCGCGAACTGCGGACCGCTGATTACCAGATTGTCATAGACAAGTACAGCGATAAGTCCCACTCGCTACTGTCGAAGTTCAAGCAACTTGCAACGCAGATGTCACAATGGGGAATCCGGCAGGAACTCATAACGACAAACTTCGCTTCGTTCATTAAACTGCCCGAGAATGTGAAGAAAGAAAAAGAGATCTTCTCAGAAGAGGATATCCAGAAGCTTGAAGCGGACGGTTCCCAGGCAGCCAAACTTACCCTGATGATGGTCTATACCGGTATGCGAATCGGTGAGCTGTTCGGGCTTAGAACCGAAAATGTCCATGAAACCTATGTGATCGGCGGGGAAAAGACAGAAGCAGGCAGGAACAGAATAATCCCAATCCGTTCCGAAGGGCGTAAATATTTCGCAGAATTCAAAGAGCGTGCAAAAGGCGAACTTCTGATCTCTGGGTATGCCGGGCAAAAAGTCATTGCAAATTTTCGCAAGCGTGACTACTACCCGCTTTTGGAGCGGCTCGGAATCTCCAAGAAAACACCACACGCAACAAGGCACACATTCGCAAGCTGGGCTGTAGCAAACAATATCAAGCCGGAACTCCTGCAAAAAATGCTCGGTCATGCAGACTATTCCACGACCGCAAACATCTATGAACACTTTGATATCGACCAATTGATAGATGCTATTGACGCTCCTGTTACTAGCACGTTACTAACAAATCAAAAAACAGCGAAAAAGAAAAAGCCCTGAAACCTTTGAGATTTCAAGGCTTTTTTGGTGACCCGCCGGAGATTCGAACTCCGGACACCCTGCTTAAAAGGCAGGTGCTCTGCCGACTGAGCTAGCGGGTCGGATGGCTGGGGTGGCAGGATTCGAACCTACGAATGACGGAGTCAAAGTCCGCTGTGTTACCGCTTCACCACACCCCAATGTTGGCGGCGCAGCGAACCTTGCCTATAAAAAGAAAAAATGGGGTGAGTGAAGGGACTCGAACCCTCGGTCTTCAGAGCCACAATCTGACGCGTTAACCAACTACGCTACACCCACCATATTCATTTTTCTTCGCGGTAGCAAGCTCCGCTTTGGCACGCCAGGAGGGACTCGAACCCCCGACCTACTGCTTAGAAGGCAGTTGCTCTATCCAGCTGAGCTACTGGCGTATAGAGTGGAGCGGGTGACGGGAATCGAACCCGCGTCCCCAGCTTGGAAGGCTGGTGCCCTGACCGTTGTGCTACACCCGCAGGCGCACTGACATAATCAGCCTAAAAATAGTAACATACGAACCTCGATCTGTCAAGTGCTTTTCCGATTTTTTCGTGCGTTTCTTTTTTCTGCCGCTCAGCGGGCGCTGCTGGGTGCGTGACCGAACTCGCGGCGATAAGCTCTGGAAAACGAGGAGTAATCGCCGAAGCCGCACTGACACGCTGCCTCCATGACAGGCACACCGGCGGAAATCTTCTCGCGCGCGAGCATCAGACGCTTGCCGACAAGATAGGCGTGAATCGTATAACCGGTCTGGGCGCGGAAGCGGCGCATCATGTGGTATTTGCTGATATAGAACCGGGCGGCCAGATCGTCGATGGAGATCTGCTCGGTCGGGTTCTGGGACAGGTACTGCATGATGGCGGCGATCTTTTCGTCGGCCGCGAGGCTCGGGACGGCCTGCGGCTGCGCGTCCATGCTGCGCCGGAGCAGGATCAGCAGCTGCACCAGAATGGCCTGGGCGAGCGCGCTCTGGCCGAAGCCGGGCTGCTGCGCCTGCTCGAGATTGGCGAGCGTCTGCCGTAGCGCCTGCCGGTCGTCCTGCGGGCGCAGGACGAAGCGGAAGCTCGTCTTGGCCAGCGTGAAGCAGCTGTCGAGCGGGCAGTCCGCCGTCCCCGCGCGGGCGAGATAGTCAGGCGACAGATAGACAATGACGCGCTCATACGG